TGCTGTTGATCTACCTGCTGCTGTTCCAGCGTTCAAAGTAAAAGTTTCACCTGATAAATTTGTAGTTATTAAAAACGTATATTCCAGTCCAATTGTACTTAATGTATTTGGAGTTGTGTTTGTGTCTGAAACTATTTCAGGTAAATTGAAAACAGTTGTAGTGTTGCCAATTGTTACTGCTCTGCCTTGATATTTATCAATGCCTGCTACATCTGTTCCACCATCAACAGTGCCCGCACCTATTGCTTGCCCCATTACGTTTCCAGTTGCAATGAACCCCCTTAGGGTTCTTACCGGGCCATCAAATGTCGTTCTAGCCATATTATTCTCCTTTGGTCGTATAGACCATTATTGCTACGCCGTCTCTATACCGTCTGCCTAGCCAGTCTGCGTAACTAAATTAATTACTAGGTAAATAAATTTATAAATGAAAAAGGGCGCTCTGTAAAGCGCCCTTTAAGCTGTAAAATCTACGCGCCGTTAGTGCCGTAAATGCCACGAGGATCAGACCAGCCGAAACTGTATCTTTCTCTCGCTTTGTACCTCACGTTTCCTGTATCGAAGTCTCCTTCCATAGAGGTTGCGATCGGTGCTCTTACGAACATCTTAAGCCCATTAGGTACGTCAGTCATGATATACCATGCGTCTGTATCAGTTATGAAGTGATTCACTACATAACCTTCTGGGAGCATTCCCATATTTTTCATAGCATTAATATCATTATCTGCAGTGCCACTACGTAAAGGCGAATTTAGAACCCTGTCTGCAATAAATTGCGAATTAACAGGAATAACTAATTTCATTCCTTTAGCTGCAACTTTTAAACCTCTTTCATCAATAAAACCAGCGACATCAATCAATCCGGTTTCCAAAGATGATTCATTTAGGTCAGCATCAGTAGTTGGTCTATTTGCATATACTCCACCTTCCGCAGTTGCGTGGTTGGTTGTACATAGCATAGAACCGTCACCACCAAGGTAACTAGCGCTAAATGCGTTGTTTAAGGTTGCTGCACCTTTTACATTTTTTGTGTTTGCCATTGAGCGTGCAAGAGCTCTTGTATAACGGGCTGAAAGCCTATCATACAAATTGTCTTCCACTGCTTCTTCTGTGATTGCGAAAGCCAAAGCAATTGTTTCGTTGGTGTAACGAGCAGTCCAAGCTTCTTGTGCTTGGTCATATGTTACGGTACTGCCTTCGGGTTTAACCCCAGCACTACCAAAACCAACGAGCATTACTTCTTCTTCGAAAGCACGGTCAGAAGATTCAATTGAATAAATCTCCTCATACTCACGGTCATAACGTTCATACTCCAGGCCAAATAAGGCATTTAAACCTGGCTCCAGCTCTTTGACGAGCTGCGATCTTGAAATAGCCATATCTTATACTCCTATATACCTGTTAGAGTTGTGTAAGCGTGCTCGTTAATTCTCACGACGAGATTAACGTTATTAGATGATAGATCTTTATTATCTACATCCTCAGACACGGCTACAATTCGTAATTGTTCAGCAGTATTTGCTGCGTTTGGCGCATCAATTTTGCATGAACTCAACCCTGTAGTTGTATTACCGTTCGCATTTCCTGAAGAGTTGGCATTCGCACCTATAACGGTTTGACCGGTTGTCCCCGCCACTGATTGACATTCAAACAATGTGTTAGGATCGTCATAAACTCTCACTTCCACATCTGTTTCGTTGTACGTTTCAGCTGACGCAGGCCAGTATCTACCAAAAGTTGGTTTTCCGGTGGAATCGTCATAATAAAAGCCTCCGCAAACACCAAGGATGTTCGCAGTACTGTTATCAGTCGCAATTCCAACATAACCATTAGCCTGCAAAACCACAAGAGTACCTGTGTAAATTGCATTACTTTCGCCGGTCGCCATTTTATAGGTATCAAACCCCGATGTATTGTACGCCGCACCAAGCGTTTTAGCTGGGCGAAGTCCAAAAGGGGCATCTATATTAGCCATAAAGCTATACTCCTAAAAATGCTTGGAGTTCCCTTAGCCCTAAGACTCATTCTTAGGACGGTTTCCTCCAAATGTTACTCGACTCTGCCTTTCCTTATGGATCGGCATGCTTTGGTGTTCTTCCTTGAATAAACTTTTATCCACGGATTCCATTTGGTCCTCAGTCATTCTCGAAAAATATTTATTTCGAGATTTAACGACCTCCAGGGGAACACGAGCCAACATAAGCCCACCAATTCCAATAACACCTGCATGTTTTCCATCATCAATAGTTGGAAGGTCCCAGTCAGGATATTCGTCAGCACGCACGAGCTCATAACCCTGGCGTAATCGACTGATAATATTTTGATTATCTACATATCCCCTGGCACTAGCCCTTAACCAACGGTGTTTATAACCGTCAGGCGCAGGAGGTGCCTCTAAATTATTCGGTGGTCTCCAATCTACGGTTCGATTTTTTTTCTCGCGTAGATCGGCATTGCGGGGAGTCTTGTCAACAACAATTTCCTCTTCAATCTCTATATCTGCTAAAGTTTGAACTTTAGGTTTTGATTTTTTTGTTAATTTTGTCATAGCCTACTCCTTCACGTATTTGGCATACTCTTGTAAGGGTACTCCTAGCTTCTTTGCAATTGCAACTTGACTAGAAGATAATCTTACGGTTTTGCGCCCAGGTTTGCTTGATGTTCGGGATGCGGACGCGACAGCCTGAACGGGTCTGTCGGTACCGGTAGTTTGATCCCCAAATTTATGGGGAAACTCTTTACGCATTCGCGTATCAATTTCATTATAGTACTCATCGGAGTTGGCGTCAAATCCTTCTTGCTCTACCAGCTTTCGATGCATGCTGTAAGCCGTATAAGTCATAGCGTCATCTTTTCCGAACCACGTATTTTTTTGTGCCCAGGACTCGGCCTTGGGATCAGGACGAGGAACGGGTTGTCCCATGTAATTAACTGGCGGTTGTGGGACCGTTGGAGGAGGTGCTTGCACAGCTCCGCCATCAGCTGCTGCTTTTGGCCTTGATGCTTCCAGTTGGGATAACCGTTGCTGATCAACAGCCAAACGAGCCATAACGGCTTGCGCTTCTGCTTGTTTTTCAGCATCTCCCGCATTAATGGCCAATTTTAATTGATCCTTGGCTGTCGTAATTTGGGATTCTACACGGTTCTTGAATTCATTGACGTATCCATCGTCTAATTTTGTAACTTTTGTTCTCTGTTCTTGTAGTTGAGTCTGAACATTTTTTGCATACTCCGTCGCTGTTTTTTCGCGGCGCTCGGCTTCACGCACTTTCCATGTTAGGCGATCAATTCGTTTTTGAACAGCATCGCTAACCTGGTCTAGTTCATCTTTTGATTTTTTAGGTTGTGAATCAACAGTAGTAACTGTTTGATCATCTTTTATTTCGACATCTTGTTCTGATTTTTTTTCAGGAAGTTGAACATCGACTTCTCCTGCCGACGTATCAATTTCGACTAGGGGTTTATCTACATTGCCTTTAATAGCAACTTGTGTTTCTGGCATAGTTATACTCCTCTATGATTATGAGTGCAGAGCAGGCGACAATACATCCTCTGGGTCTTTCACAACGCCGAGAATCTCGTCGTCATTGAGAATGCGAAGTTCTCCTCCGTCAATATTTAATCTTGAACCAGCATACCTGGCAAAGATTACCCAATCCTGTTCCTTACACCAAGGACCAGTTGGGAATTTTTTAGTATCCTTGTAAGCCATTGGACCCATTTTTAAAATAAGGCCTACATTTGTTGTCCATTGTTGCTCTTGAATAGCTTGATCAGATAATAGCACGCCTCCTTTTGTTTTGCCAACACCTTTATGAGGAAGGACCACTATTCTCCATCCAGTTGGTTCGGGAACCTTGGACATTTCCGTTTCTTTTTTCTTTTTTTTAATTTCCTCTTCTCGTTTTTTTGCGATGTGATCTGGCACTATTAAATTATTCACGCTCTTCCTCTCTTTTTAAAATTTCTTGGAGCTCACGCTCGATTGATTCTAATCCATGAAGCTGCCCTACCATATACTTATATTTCTCGTAGTCTTCAACCCCTTGCATTGTAATTTCTATGATTTGTTCTTTTTTCTCACGAATAACGCGGAATATCCTCTCCGCTAATTGTACAACATCCATTACTTTCTCCTTACACGCAATCCCAAACGAATACGTCTTCGATTGCGGCGTTTTTTAGATCCAATTTTTCGGCGTCCTTTATGCTTTTTAGGATAAGCCATTAACTAGATGCAACAAAAACCTCCACATCAATCGTATTTGACGCATTAGCTGTATTACCTGTAATGGTCGTTACATCGGCTAAGGAAGCCACTGCAACTGTTCCACTTGCCACAGCATCAATGGCACTTGCTGGTTGCGATAGAATAAAGGATCGTCCCCAATCCAAATAGATCCAAACATTTTCTGCAGCTCCTCCTAAATTAATATTACAGGAGTTTGCATCATCCAAATTTGTGATTCGAACATACTTGACATTCGCACTAACAAATTGACCTGCTGCCGGAACTGTTGAAAATGTAGCAAGCGTAATATCCGTATTCGCCGTCAACGACATAATACGTTTTGATACTTCATTCACTCCTGTAACCGCCACTGAATTCGTTGAGCCGTGGTCCATGCCATTCAGCATCACGCTTTCCGTGACATCTACATTGAGCGTTACATTTGCAACTGTGCTAGCCATTGATACCTATGTTATCTGTTGATTCTTCCTTTGCCTTTACCGCCGCCCCATTTGCCGTAAGACTCGTCTCTGCTTGCTTTGAGTTGTTTTTTTGTACGTTTCTTTTTAACACGCATTGCAATCGATTCATCTTTTCGAGCTTTGTAGCCTTGTTTTTTCTTTCCTGCTTTACCACCTTTTTTATACCTTGGGGTTGCCATTCCTGCTGGTTGAGGGAATAATTCAGGTCTTACCATACCACCTAATTGTTTTTTAACCACCTTGCCGCCTTTGGCATACGTGGTAGTGGTTTTTCTTTTACCGGGCATAACTACTCCTTGCCCTCTAGTCGTTACTTTACCAACCATGATAGTCTCCTTGTTATTTAGTTAGTCCTTTGCTCTTCTCAAAACTTCTGAGCCCGGCGACTCCGAGCATTGAAGTAACAATGGCCAGCAATGGGCCAGTCTGAATCTCAGGAGCCGTTATATCGAGTCCTGAAAACTTTGCATACCACTCAATTCCGGGAGATACGATGAACTCAAAAATGAGTGCAAAGGCCCCCGTCCAGCCGATCATCGGCCTCCAGCCCGCAACAAAAATAGATTTGTGCTGACCTTCTTTGATATTAACATCAATCTGCTTCTCAGCCAGCTTTTGCTGGATGCGTTGCATTAAAATCTTTTTATCTAGTTTTTCTTCTTCTGAAGTGTGTAAATCATCAATGACGCTAGAAATTTGTTTCAGAGCGCCGTTCTTGCCTCCTAATAATCCGGATAAAAGATTTAACATTTATCTATGCGCCTGCGCCTGATATCTTCCAAAGAATGAACAGAACAATGACAACTACAACACCAGCTTTAATCCAGTCTTTCATTCCCCAGTCATTCCACTCCTTGAGCCAAGCCCAAATATCTTTTAAAAGTTTCATCTAACCTCCTATGTCCATTCGTATTTGCCACCCTTAATCGCCGCACCCATCTGTCCTTTGGTGAGTTTGGTTTTTATAGGGAACTCAGGAACAGTTATTTTCTCCGCTTTCGTCGTGGAGACCGTTCCTTTTCTAGCGTATGAATTTCCTTTCAAGATTTTCCCTGGTTCCGCTTCTCCGCGTCCCCGCTTCCAATCCCTACTTGGTTTTACACCGTGTAGCTTCATATGACCTCCTTTATCTTTTCCTTTTAATGGCGCCGCCCTTATTAGCCTTTTTTACCGCGCCGCCTTTTTTCATTAATGCCATTTTAATAGCATTACTAATGCTTGTTCGACCCTCTTTCACAGCGTGAAAAAGAGATGTAAGTTTTTCTTTACTAGCTACCATTTTTTACTCTCCTTGGTCCTTGCTTCGCATAGTTTATTTTAATGCCCTGTGGCATCGGTCCTCGTTTCGGAGGGATCGTCAGTGTTAGTCGTTTAATTTTTTTCATCGTATCACCCGGCCGAAGCCTCTTTTAGCGATACCCACGCCTCTTGGTCTCTCAACCATTCCACCCTTAGAAAATTTTTGGACTTGAACGATTCCACCTTTTGCTTTTTTAATTGCGCCGCCTCTGTTTTTTCTTTCAACGCCTTTTACCCCTTGTTTAAAATGTCTTATCATAGAACCTATATGATTTTTTATTGCCGTAATTTTTAGCCCAGTTTTATTTGCAATTTTTTCCAAAGAACTTGGAGAAACTCTTTCTATATCATGATATTTAGTATCATACTTCCCCCCAACCTCTTCTTTAACTGAATACTTATAAGTTCTTACACTTCCGTCATTGTTTTCAAGATACACAGTGTTTTTTTTCGGTTTAATTCCTTTTTCCTCCAATTCAGAAGGACTCATAAGTGCGTCTGTATCAAAATAAGTATAAGCCATTTTTACCGTATTACCTTTCCATAGCCTCTTTTTGCTATGCCAACGCCTCTTGGTTTATTAACTGCTCCGCCCCTAGAAAATTTCTGAACGATTCCACCTTTTGCTTTATGCGGCACTCCTTTTTTTCCTTGTTTAGCCGCGCGCACTACAGAAGTTACACTCTGAGGACTTTGTCCTAATTCCTTCATCAGATTTTCCATCCAAGACATACCCTTATCTTCTGCTTTTTTTGCAGTTAGGCCTTTAATTTTATCCACAATCATCGTTGGCAACGCTAGAGGGGATATTTGAGCTACTATTTTAAGCAACTTCTTCGCGAACTCCTTCTTTTTATCTTTTTTTGTAATCCACGATTGTTTTTTTTCGTCTTCAGCCATTTTTACCGTATTACCTTTCCATAGCCTCTTTTGGCTATACCCACGCCTCTTGGTTTATTAACTGCTCCGCCCCTAGAAAATTTCTGAACGATTCCACCTTTTTTTTGTTCTGCCACCGGAATT